CGTGTGAGTTGTTCAATAGCAGACTCCTTATTGACATAAAGATCTCCTTCCTTATCAAACCTAATGTTCTCCCAAGCTACTGGGAATGTGACGATGGCGTTATGCTCATCAGTAGGATTCAGTACAACATGATACCCTGCTTCCCTTAGCTTAGGTAGCATAGGATCATTGATACTAAAGTTAACATTGTTAAAGATGTACTTACCCATTGGCTTGTGACAGCCCTCAGTGGTGTCCATGATCTTACTTAGTGTTCCACTAGGTTTTATAGTGGTTACATTTTTAGGACGCTGAGTGCCCAGCTCGTCAGCCATAGAGTATGCTCCGTGGATGGCTAGGTTTTTGAACCTTTTATAATCATATGAATTAAGATCTTCACGGGTGGCGATCCCGGTAAGTCCGACTCCACAGAGACGTAGGTATTCATTATTCTCGTGCCAAGTTCTCTGTAATATTCCATCATCGAGGTTGACAAGTGTCTGGCGATAGTTTGCCCTACCTGCGAGAAACAACGCTCGATCCAATCCTCCGCTGTCATCCTTGAATTTAAGTAGATCAACTTCGGAAAGGTTACAGAAACTTTTGTTCCCAAGGAGTATTTCAGCACAAGGGTTAACTCCTGAGAACCAAGGTGCTCTGCGTCTAGCTTCCTCTCCATTGATAATGCCTGGCTCCGATCCACCTGATTCTTTAATGATTTGAAAGACCATGTCGAGTTCACTATCACTTGGTTCCCTCCAGAATACTACACTGTTATTAGATTGAGCACGATGTGGTGAGGAAGACAAGTCCTCCTTAGCTCTTGCAAACTGTTCCCACTGTGGAGTATCATGATAGACCAGGGCTATCTCTGCTGATCTCCTAGAAGATAACACAGTACCTAGCCAGTTCATAACATCTAAGATATCCATCTTACTCAGAAGCTGTCCAGACTTCTTGTTTAGAATCCGAACGATTGCTGAGAAGGCTTTTGATATTGGCCCATCACCTGAGCTAATCCATCCGTATCCTGCGAGTCGTTGACCAGCTGGTCTGAGTTGTGTGAGATCGAGTACGAACTTTGTAGCTTTCCCTTTGAATGAAAGAAGTTTACCGATAGACTTTGCCCAAGCTTCAGCGGAGTCTCCAACTGTAATCGTCCAAGTCCCAGAATCTGTAGACTCTTTGTTCCCTTCGTGTCCTCCCTTTTTAGTGCGTTTTGAACGAATGATTGACACATCTTTGATTGGGGATGTGAATCCCGATAGTGTTCCGACAACAGGCGTGAATCCCACGCCACATCCCTGCAACAAGAGCCATAAAGAGTCAACCACATCATGGATAGTCTCCACTTTTAAGTGTGCACAATTAAACTGAGAAGCCTCACGCTTCTTAGCTACATCTGTTCCTCCTAACCACAGTGTCCTACCTGATACCATTACCTTACGTTCTAACATGAGCTGTCTTAACTCTTCTAGCTCAGGACAGATAGCCTGATAATCTGTACCCTCAGGGAAGGGCTTACCTAAAGCTCTATCCCAAAGCCACCCTTGATGTCGGATGACTCTATCAACTGTGTCCTCCCATGTTTCATACCCTGTCTCCGTAGGTCTATTGTATGTACGTCTGGTGATTACTTGTGCTCTTACACTTGTCAATGACTAGTACCTCCTATGATATACTTAGTGTTAGTTAAAGTATCTACCAGGGTATCTACTGTAGTACCAAAGGTAACTAACATCTCCTCCTTTGATTCATCTAGCAGTGAATCCTCAATGTCCAAGGCAGCTGTTGCTAAGGATTGTATGTCCTTAAAGATTAACTTAAGTTGTTTATCCATCTTCTCTTTACTATACCCTTTAACCTTTGTCATTATAATAATGTTCCTTCATCATTTCAATACATTTAATTGCTTTGTTTAAGTCTTCGACTCCGTTCTTATCTTGGTGTCGGACTACATATTTAACTACACTACCTACGTCCATGCCTAATTGATTCTTAATAATAAATGTCCAAGGATCTATCTTATACTTAGCATAGTAAGGAGGTCTGATGTTAGTAGCTCCACCTTTCCACTGATCATTCATCTGATCCTCTTCTGCTGATAGCTCAGAACAATAGTTCATATGATCTGTTGCTTCTTTACCACACTCTTCACAGTACATTAGTTTTTTGACGGCTCCCATAATCTCACCTCTCCTGTATCAAAGTTATAGTCATCAGCTCTTAAGATACGAGCCACCCTTGCTTGTACTAATGCTTCAGCTTCTGTTAGTCCTGCTTTCATAAAGGCTGACAGTACACCAGCCCACTGTGGAACCCACGTAAGTATATCTGAAGCTCTCTTAGGTCCAACACCTGGACACCCCTTGTAGTTATCTGTAGCGTCACCAACTAGTGTCTGGTATAAGTGCATATAATCCGCAGCTTTCTCAGTGATAACCTCAGTAGTCTGCTTGTCTATGTTGTAGTATTCACATGGTATCGTTAGCATATCCTTGTCAACACTAACGATAATGTTACGAGAGTACTCACCATTGGTAGCCAGGATACCTAGTGTATCATCAGCTTCTAGCATAGGAACCTGAACGTGTTCAAAGTTAATCTTTAAGTAGTCCACTAGAGAATGGTATCCCATAGGTTTCTGTGAGGCTTTTCTTGTAGCCTTGTAGCTCTCTAAAATATTGTGTCTAAAATATTTTCCACCTTTAGGAGAGAAACATATGACCACCTCACTCACACCTAACTGTTCCTGCCAGTAGTTTATGGTAGACAAAGCTTGTGACCTTGCTTCCTTTAAGTTAGTAGCTGTGGTAACTATGTCATCATCCCATTGTACCTGCGTCTGGCACGCCCAACAAGTTCTGTATGTAAGTATGTCTCCGTCTATTAATAGCCTTGAAGTCTTCATCTATATCTCCTAAGTTAGCGTGTCGTTTATAGTGGCACACATTGCATAAGTAAGCACACTTTAACAGTTCTTCTAAACCTTGTTGGTAGTTACCACCCTTCACTATCTGTGATACCCTATCTATCTTGTTAGTAGGATCTATGTGATGACAGTCTAAAGTTTTGGTAGGATTAACTTGACAACAATCCTGGCATCTGTACTCAAACAACCAACCAATAAACCCTGATACTACCTTCCGTCTATACCTAGACTTCTCCTTTCCATGACGATAAGGACAGTTACTCATACCCATAGAGATACTACTAATCCATAGTTGAGCCAGCTCCTCTATGGAATCAATGGGTCTCGCTCCAATTCTCTCCAATGTGGCTAGTTGCGGAAAGTGGGCAGTCAAATTCAAAGTAGGCTCCAGCTCTTGAAACAGATTCAGCTGCGTGTTGTGCGATGATTCCTGCATATTTATAGTATACCTCAATCTGAAATTCATCGTGAATATTAGCTACAAATTCATAGTCTACTCCCTCTTTCATACCTTCCATCTGAAGTGTATCATCCAGTAAGATCAAAGCCTTCTTCATTAGTACTGCACCTGCACTCTGTAACAATGTATTCAAAGCAGAGTGCTCGCTTCTAATGTGGAGTTTCCGTCCGTCCAAACCAACGAGATGCCCACGCCTTCTGAATACCTGCTTAACTCTGTTGGTAAGCTCCATAAGACCATCGACTCCAGCCAGAAAACTAGCTCTGGAATCTCTACCCTTCTTCGCTCCTCCACCAAGAATTGTACCAAGTTTAGCGTCTCCTGCTCCGTAAATGAATGCGTAGAAAAAAGTCTTAGCAACATCTCTTGAGTCGATTCCAAGTGCTCGCATATTGATAGTATGTATGTCAGTTCCAGCTTCTTTAGTGCCACTGACTGCTGCTTCTGCATAGGTTCCTCCATCGTATCGTTTAAGGTAGCCTGCTAAAGCCCTGAGTTCAAGGCCATCAGCATCACAACCAACAAGAAGCCTGTCTTTACCCCCTCTAAACAAAGACCTACACTCAGTACCGTACGGACTGTATGAGGCAGGAACTTGAGCGACATTAGGGCGGCTATGAGTACAACGCCCAGTGACTGCACCATTAGTATTAACCCCACCATAGATACGTCCATTTCGTTCCAGTTTAAGCCAAGCATTATCACCCTCCGCTAGTTGTGAAATTCGTTTACTTATTAAGAAGTGCTCCTTTAATTCTTTGCAGTTAGGTAGATTTAATTTACTAAGTACTGACTCATCTATCTTAGGTTTGCCATTAGGAGTAAAGTCTTTAGGACTCCAGCCCTGTTGCTTAAGCTTAAGAGAGATGTGATCTCTACTGTTAGGATTAAACTCTACCTTCTTGATTCGTGTAAGTTTGTCTCCTGCTGTGTAACCTCTAGCCTTGTTACTCTTCTTAGGAGTTAGCTCTCCATCAGAAACATACCAACTACCATATGCTTTCCTAAGTCCTTTACCTAGTTTCTCTTGGCGTTGAAGTAGACTAACATATAGTTCCTGGCCTTTCTTAATGTCAAAGCTAAACCCATACTCAACTTGACGTTGTATTATTTTAGCAAACTCATGCTCTAACTGTACAGCTTCATCACTGTATGGCAGTTCCTCAAAGTGTTCCTTAAGTATAGAAGTAACATTGACATCCTGCACACAGTACTCACCCATCTCAAAGTTGAACTCAGACCAAACATCCTCACCTGCTAACTCTGTCTTCTCCACTCCTAAGCGTAAGCCCCAAGCTTTGAGACTGTGACTACCCCAGAGTTTAGGTGCTAGGAATTTCTCCTTGGCATCCACTTCTCTAAGACTGGTGTGACAGAGGCGTGACATAACCAGGGTGTCAATGATCTCTGTACTCTTACTTGGTGTCCATCCTAGTATCTTCTTAAGAACTGGGAGGTCATAGCCTATGAGGTTATGTCCTGTTAAAGACTTAGCTTTAGACATAATCTCTAGAGCATCTTCAAGACAATCATAAGGCTCATAGTTAGCAAAGACCTGACCAGCTAACGCACCTACTACCGTCATTCCTATGCAGTGTACCTTTGTTACAGTAGGTAGTAGTCCATCTGTTTCTATATCAACTACTAGATCAAGACTCATTCCATTAGCCTTTCGTTAAAGATGGTTTTCTTCGGCAATGATATATCTTCTAGTGTAGCTATCTTTTTATTATTATCCTTAGTGTTACACTCAACTATATACATCCTAGTCAGTGCTGCATTACAAGCTGCCTCAGTAGCTACCTCAACTTTAGAAAGCCTCTTGTCCATCTGATCTATCCTGTCCCACTGTGCTTCTCCCACACTCACTGAGTCTCCCAGTTTCGGTGTTATAGAAGAGGTTTCCTGCAAGTCCAGTAGATGCGCCCTTATATCTTGCTTTAAGTACTCTAATATTGGTCTCACCGTCCGACTGTTGGTCTCGTTCAAGTCCAATGACGAAATCGCTGAGTTGAGCAATGCTTCCTGACCCTCTAAGATCTGACAGAGTGACTTGTTTCCCATCTTCGTGTCCCTTTCCTTGTTGAGGTCTCTTAAGATGTGAGACTATGAACATTCCTATGTTGAGTTCTTCTGCTAGACTACGTAGGGTAGTCATGATATTATCAATCAATCTTCTTTCGTCTCCACCTTCAATGCCTGACACCATAATAGAGAGATGATCAAGTACAATCCAACCCACATTACAACTGCGAGCGAGGTATCTGATACGAGTAGATAAGAGACCAACATCCACGCTCCCCCAGTGATCGTAAAGATATAGGCGGTTATCGGCAAATACCGATTCCCAAGTATCCCTAAGATATTTTTCATCTAAATCTTTCTCCAAGTGTAACATCTTGTTAGCGTGTATAGACATGAAGTCTAATGCTGCTTGTCTAACACTTTCTTCAAGTGCGATATAACCAAGCGTCTCGCCCTTCGTGAGAAAGTACGAGGCAATCTCTTTGACAATAGTACTCTTCCCCGCACCAGTTCCTGCACAAAAAGTAACAAGTTCACCTCTTCTGGCTCCAAGAGTTTTTTCATTAAGTCCCTCCCACGGATAAAGATGTTCACTGTCACTCATGTCCGTATTAATCAGATCCCAAGTGTCCTCCCCTGCTATGATACCATCTGGTCTAAATACTCTTGCTCTCCAGATGGCATCTACTAGAGCTGATCCTCCTTCCTCGATAAGTACGAGGTTGGCATCCTTCTTTGTGAGTCTAGCAATCTTGCAGCGTCCTGGCGGGAAGAGTTCTGCAGCTTCCGTAGCCGCCTTCTGACCAACGGGGTCCATATCGAACATGAGGATAATCTCCTCAAATCCAAGGAGCCACTCAAGATCTTTACTAATTGACTTCTTAGCATTACCAGCCCCACTAGGTATTGATACCGTAGGCCACTTAGAGTTCTGAGCTTCTGCCACACTGAGTGCATCTATTTCTCCTTCTGTTATTACTATCTTCTTACCAGTGGACCATAGGTGTTTACCCCATAGTCCACTGCAGTCACCCAAGGTTCTGAAGTCTTTGTTTTTTAGTCGTAACTTCTGACCCACAACCTGTCCGTCTTTGATAAAGGAGGCAATGTGACACCTTTTTCCTTGGTATTCCCCAATACTGTAGCCAGCTTTTTTGCAAGTCTCTGTTGAGATTTTTCTCTTCTCCAGAGACTCATAATTACCTCGTATGAGGTTATAAGATTCTCTTGAACTTTGTTTCTTCTTAGCTGTGTCTGAAGCAGCATGACTAGGATGACTATCACCGTGCTCATAATGCTTACAACCATGACAATAACCATGTCCATCATCATACCTCGATAAGTTATCCTTAGACCCACACTCTGGGCAAGATTCCTGACCCATCCAAACACTGTCTGATCCAGTCTTCTGGAACCCATTTTGTTGCATACTGGAATCCATGTTTATCGCACCAATCTCCATATGTTGTCTTGCTCCCTTTATTTATTTTCTGCTTAGGGTTACTAAAGACAAACCGAATGTCTAAATCGGGATGTTGCTTCTGAATTAATAGGTGCTTTGATCTATCTGCGGGGAGGAACCTACCTTTAGACTCTATATAGATCTTAATTGCTTGACCTTTTAATATAAAGTCTGGAGTGTAGGTTCTCTCCTTAGGGGTATAAGGGATACGTTCAGATTCAAAAGACCACCGTACTTTACTGGTGTTAAGCTGACATCCTATGTCACGCTCTAATCCTGAACGATATCCCTCTATCATACCTCTCCGTAACTGCGAACTAGAAATCTTCATCGTCTAAATCAGGACTAGACATATCGTCTAATACTTCTACCTTAGCTACTGGTTCTTCTTTCTTAGGTTTATCAATACAATCATCTCCCCAATCTAAGTTAGCATCCTTTGCAACATACTCAATAAGACCACCTTTAGCCATCCTAACTTTCTTAACTCTTAAAGATACACCACCACCCATTGCGCTATATGCGAATGGTTCATAAGCAATCTTCATTTTGGAACCACCAGCAATCAAGGCATCCAACCTATTACCATCTTCATCTAGTAAGACAGGAGACTGGGTGAAAGGTTCACTCTTCTTAGGTTTAACAAGAGCTTTCAACTTAAACTTAACTAGGTAATTTCCTGTAGCATTACCCTGGTCATCTAACTCTGGCTTGATAGGATTGTTCTTACCGCCATCCATCAAAGGCTTTACTACTGCATTGATAGGCTTGGTGTCTTCCTTACTAAGCTGTAGTGTAACTTGGTATACACCATCAGCATCAAAGCGTGTATCAGGATTGTTCAACCACGGATACACTGCTGTTCCTACTGGGGTGATGTACATTTGATTTGCCATATTATAATTCTCCTTGGATGAATTTCTCTGCTCCCCCGAATTCGGGTATCTTCAATCTCTTGCATTCACTACGCATACTATCTGCTGCTCCCATCAGGTCAGACACTGACCGCCTACCGTGAAACTTATTGTTGTACATACAGTTGAACACTGCTGAGACTATGGCATACTTCTCAGCCTTACTAAAGCGTTCCAGTACTTCCATCATCTTAATCATTCCTTCGGATACTTTAACTACATCTGCATTTGCTGAAAAACTACTCACTTACTAACACCTCCTTAGTACATTAGGTTTAATAGAGTTTCAATCGTTGCTACGTTACCCTGAGCCATCGTTACTGCTCTTTCTTCAGAGTCCTCTATCCGTTTATCTCTAGATACAATCATCTCTTTAGCTCGTTCTACTACCTCTGCTCTAGTCTTACACTCATCAAATAGTTCATCATACCACTTTTTAGAAGGCATCCAACTCATGTTGATCTCCTTGTTTGTAGGTCTCAATTAACTTAACCTTAGTATAACATTCTAAGCGGGGAAGTCAAGCTCAATTTATTTACTTATCCAGGCTGGGGTTTTACGTTTAGTCCATGTTAATAGGTTGGCCTTCTCATTAAGATAATAATCACGATACGATTGTACTGCATTGTTACTTTTATACTGGTCTGGCATAGCCTGAGCAAAAGGTGTCAAACCTGTATCTGGTATGTTGGGCATTGGTAATGTCTTAACCATGTCATAAGATTTATGGTTAACAGTTTTATTATACCGATACCTATACTCTGCATTTAGTCCCTCTGTAAGTTTAAATAACCACTTGTAATTTGCTAATGACTTTCTAGCCCATATAGTACATGGGTGATTTTTATGTGTCAACTTGTAGCCTAGGTCATAACCAGATAACCTAACAACAGATGACATCATTTGTACTGACTCTAGGATCATTTTAATAACGTGTTTGTCGCAATGATACTCAGCACACTTTTCAATCTCAGTGTCTAGTACGAAAATATTCATTAGTATGTATCCGTATTAAAGGTTTTAATTAACTTAACCTTAGTATAACATTCTAAGCCAGCAAGTCAACACTTAACTGAAAAAGAATTCACTGTCCAAGACTTCTTTAATATCCAACTCACCAAACTGTGGTAACTCTGGTAATTTAATATCCCTCTGTTCCTTTTTAAAGTTTAGTAATATGTCTCCTGTATATAGTTCACAGAAGGTTTCTCTTAGGACCATTCCTAGCTGCTCTATGTCACACGCATGAGTACCAAAGCTATCGTGCACTACAGAGAAGTCTTCTATCCCATACTCATCCTTAGCTTTAACTATGGTCATCATTAGGTGACAAGCATCTAAGCTATGAACAAAGTTAGGAGCGATACCATTAACTTGTCTGGACTTATCCATACGCTGGTCATCATGTAGAACTCCAGCATAGAGAGAAGCCATACGTCCATTTATAACTGTCTTAATTTGCTTTACCACTGACTTGATATACTTCTGTTTAACTATGAAGCCTGTAGGAAGTGTCCAGTAGATGGGCCTGTCTACCTTACTCATTGCCCTGGACACATCCTGTAGCCACTTCATGCCTACCCTAGAAGATATAACAACTTCGCCAATAGCTTCATAAATATGAGAAGCAAGGTACTTGCAATGAGGCCATAGATCACTAGTAGCGTCAATGCCTTGAAATTGTACTCCCTTATCCAACTGTTTTTTAAGTTCCTGATGTATTTGCTCACGCATCCCATAAAGTGTAGCTCCATAAGGTGTGGTCATTACTGGACGTTTTACCAGCCCTCTGTTGAGGACTTTATGCCAAAATAAAAACTCACTATCAGTATCACGACTAATGCGAGTAACAGTATGTTCTCTAACGATCTCATAGATATCCTGTGGTTGATCATATGGTATTAAGTTAGTAGCACACCCACCTACTTCATCCTTGAGCATAGCTGAGAAATGCTGTAGTCCATTACAAGAGCCGTCTACCGTGATAGGCAGATGGCTGATGTAATCAACATTACCGTTACAGCAAGTGAACTCCATGCAAGCCCTAAGGAACTGCCAAGGTTTATCAGCGTCCATCCACATACGGCTAGTAAGAGGATCAATGCCACACAACATAATGTCATCCGAATGTTCATCTGTCCACTCTACCCTTTCTTCGAGGGAGATCTTATCTTCCCCGAAACAGTTTGCAATGTGTACCTTGAGCCATGCGTATCCTGAACTTCCAAGAGGCTTGCCTCTAGAGAACTCAAGTAGTCCTCTAGCTGAATCTTCTCCTTGGGGGTTGAGGAAAGCTGTGTTTGCATAAAGTCTACCTCTGAAATCGAGCGTATGCGGAAAGTATATAGCTTTTTCATCTTTAAACTTCCTAGCCATCCACATGAGTTGACTAAATTGGATGCGCTTTGTTTTCCTACGTTGGTTATCAGAATACATGAGTGTTGCTTCACGTTTCCATTCAATTATTTCTTCTTTAGTTCCGTGCTTTGGATATGGACGTTCCATGTGCCGCTCTCCAAATTCTGGTATAACGCTACAACTTGCCTGTGAGTCAAAGAGTCTATCCATGACTTCAAAGACTTTTGCATTGACTCTCCATCCAGTCTCTTGGACGGTGTTAACTGCATGAAATACCTCCTTTAAGTTAGAACTATCTAGCTGTTGCATATAGGTGTCATCATTAGATTTCACCAGGTTCATGTTGGTG